GTTGTAAACAGGCGCACCGGGATGCTGATCGACGGCCATCTGCGCGTGGCAATCGCCCAGCAACGCGGAGAATCGAGCATCCCCGTTAACTACGTGGACCTCGATCAAAACGACGAAGCGAAGGTGCTGTCGACGATCGACCCCATTTCGGCCATGGCCGAGACCAGTCAAGAGCAACTAGATGCGCTCATCGCGGGGATCGAAACCGACAACCCGGAATTGCGACAACTGCTAGATTCGCTCGCCACCCCGGAGGAGGCAGAACCAAACCCCGACGATGACATCGTTCCCGACCCGCCAGAGGAGCCGGTCACCAAGCCCGGAGACATCTGGCTGCTCGGGCGGCATCGGCTGATGTGCGGGGATAGCACCAGCATTGATGCGGTGGAGCGGCTGATGGATGGCGTGAAGGCACAAGCAGTCGTTACGGACCCGCCGTACAATCAAGAAACCGAAGGAGGATTTCGCGGCGACATTGGGAAAAGTCTGAAAAAGCAATCCGCTGATATTGAGCATATGTGCGACTTTCAGGTTGAGCCGTTTCTCCAAATTTTGCCAGAAGTCCATGAAAAGGGCCGAATGAACGCAACGGTCTTTTGCAACAAGGATTTGGTTCCTGATTATTTATCTTGGGCGCGGGAGAGCGGGTATTCGTTCAACATCTTGGTTTGGAAGAAGCCATCGGCCATCCCGTTGGGCGGCAGTTATATGCCTGACATTGAATATTGTCTGGTTTTCAGGAAGTCTGGCGTGTTCAACACAAAGGTTTCTGGCGTCACCTACTCTAAGGTTTTAACCCACAACCGAGAGACTGGCCTGCATCCGACAATGAAGCCTGTCGCCATGCTGGAAAACCAAATCCAAATTGTTTCAGACAGGAGCGGAATTGTCCTTGACCTATTTGGAGGTTCTGGATCCACTTTGATCGCCTGCGAAAAGACAGCCCGCGACTGCCGCATGATGGAACTGGACCCCAAATACTGCGACGTCATCATCAAACGCTGGCAGGACTACACTGGCGAAGACGCCACGCTTGAAGCAACAGGTCAGGCGTACAATACGCTCAGTGTAAAAGACGAAACGTAATGCTTAAGGGGTAATAAACAATGAAAGGTCCCGACAAGCTGAGACGCGACGACCGGCGGCGCAAAATAGCAGATATGCGGCTTCGCGGTCTTACGCAAGACGAAATCGCCGCAGAGCTTGGCGTCACGCAAGGCGCCATCTCGCGCACACTAAAACGCATGTCAAAAGAATGGCAGGAATCGGCATCCCGCAACATCGCCGAACTCAAAGCCCAGCAGCTCGCAGAAATCGCTAGCGTGAAGGCTGAGGCGTGGAATGCTTGGAGCGAGAGCAGGTCGACGAAAACCAAGCGCGTGGCGGGTAAGCGAGGGGACGAGGTCAGTTCCAGCATCACGACGGAGGACCAGTTCGGCGACCCCGCCTATCTTAGCGCGGTGCTCAAAGCTATTACCGAGGAGTCCAAGATCCTAGGCACGCACGCACCCGTCAAGCATGCGGCTACCGATACGACTGGGTCTGAAGATCGCACCCTGACCATATGGGCCGCGCCGCCAGAGCTGTCGCTTGATGAATGGCAGAAGCACGCGTCGACGCTGACGCGGCAGTAGCATGGGCGCCTCAACCGGGCCCGCAGACGCTGTTTGTCACTTGCCCGGTATACGACGTGCTCTTCGGCGGCGCGCGCGGGGGCGGCAAGTCGGACGCGCTGCTGGGCGATTTCGGGTGCCATGCCGCCAAGTATAAAGAGCACGCGCGGGGTCTCCTTATCCGGCGCACTTACGACGAACTCGACGAGCTGGTGCAGCGCTCAAGGGAACTTTTTGAACCCATAGGCGCCTCCTGGAGGCCCTCGAAGTACGTATGGATGTTTCCCTGGGGCGGATTCCTGCGGATGCGGTATCTGCGACGCGACGAGGACGCGAATCGATACCAAGGGCACTCTTATAACTGGCTCGGGGTAGACGAGGGCGGGAATTTTGCCAGCATGATCCCCATACACAAGCTCAAGGCCACACTGCGCGATAAGCACGGTGTGCCGGTTAAATTCCGCATGACCGCCAACCCGGGCGGAGTTGGGCACTCAGAAATAAAGCGGGAGTACATCGACCCGGCACCCGGCGCTGCTGGACAATGACCCGCAATACCTTGACCGACTCCGCGGGACAGGACCGGCATGGCTGGTGCGGGCTTGGCTTGAAGGCGACTGGAACGCAGCGCCCGAAGGTGGCGTGCTGAAGCCTAAGTGGCTGACCCGATATGACCGTGCGCCGGAGCCTCCGGAGCGGTACATGGTCGTGCATTCATGGGACACCGCGTATAAAGCGGGCGCGCATAATGACCCGTCATGCTGCACGGTCTGGGGAATCACGCCGACCGGCTACTACCTCCTGGATTGCTACGTAGAAAAACTTGACTACCCGACCCTGCGTCGGAAGGTCGTGGATATGGCGGATCGCGACAATCCCGACGTGGTGCTCATCGAGGACAAAGCCTCGGGGCAGTCGCTGATTCAGGAAATTCAGGCGACTACGCAGATACCGATAAAAGCCATTAACCCGGTCGGCGACAAGGTCACACGGGCGCTGGCAGTGTCTGATCTGATAGAAGCCGGCAAAGTGCACGTGCCCGAGCGGGCGCCGTGGCTGCTCAACTACGAACTGGAACTCACGGTGTTCCCCACCAAGGACGCGCACGACGACCAGGTGGACAGCACGACGCAGTTTCTATCGTGGGCAAAGGACCATGCCACCCGCCGTGCCGAAATCATGACAAGCGGGGAAAAGCGCATCGGTGCAGGTTACACCACGACAAGCGGCCGAGGATTCGGCACAATAAGGAACCGCCCGGACATAGAAGGGTTTTAGTATGCCGAAGCACCCCGACATTGAAGAGTTAGCGCGCCGCGAGCAATCGGTTTATCTGAGCGCCAATCAGTTCAGCAAGCTGATGGTGCCGGACGATCAGATCCTTAACTCGCGTGGGCGTGACTACCGGATCTATAAAGAAACGCTACGCGACGACCAGTGCGCGAGCACCTTTGCGCAAAGGCGGCTGGCGGTCGTTTCCAAGGAATGGCAGGTCGAGCCCGCATCCGAAGAACCCGTCGACGTAGCAGCGGCCGACGCACTGCGGGAAAACTTGCACGCGCTAGACTTCGACCGTGCCACAGACCTGATGCTATACGCGCGCTGGTACGGCCACGCGGTGGCGGAGTGTATGTGGACAGTGCGGAAAAGCCGAGTGTGGCTGGGCGATATCAAGGTTCGTGACAGGGCGCGCTTCGCGTATGATCTCGAAGATCGCTTATTCCTTCAGCACCTCAACGGCCGATTCGACCCGATGCCGGACCGGAAGTTTTGGACCGTATCGACCGGAGCCGACCACGACGACAGCCCATATGGGTTGGGGCTGGCGCACTTCTGCTATTGGCCCGTCTACTTCAAGCGCAACGGATTAAAATTCTGGCTTGTATTCGCGGAAAAGTTCGGCAGCCCCACGGCGGCAGGGAAGGTCAACGCAGGCGTGCTGAATAACCCGGAAATGTCGGAGCGTTGCCTGGAGGCCCTTTCGGCAATCGCCAGCGAGACGGCTGTGCTGATACCGGAAGGCATGGAGATCGAACTCATCGAGGCGGCCCGCTCGGGCGCAGCGACCTATCCCGACCTCATTAACGCCATGGATGCCGCGATCGCTAAGCTAATCATTGGCCAAACTGCCTCGACGTCAGGCACGCCCGGTCGGCTGGGGAACGATGATCTGCAAGCCGATGTTCGCGCTGAGCTCATCAAGGCAGACGCGGATTTGATCTGCTCAAGCTTTAATCAGCAAGTGGCTTCGTGGCTGACAGAATGGAATTTCCCGGATGCGCAGCCACCTCGGATGTGGCGCGCCACAGAGCAAGCTGAAGATATGGACGAACGCGCAGAGCGTGACAGTAAAATCTTCAAAATGGGTTTCGTTCCCGACCAAGATTACATCACAGAGACCTACGGGCCCGGCTGGTCGCAGCCAGCGCCGGCAGACTTTATGGAAAGCGTCGCCAAGACCAAACTCAACCGACGTGGCCATCAAACCGACATCGCGGTAGCGTCGGACCAACTGGCGGCGGAGCCGGAATCTGTCATTGGTGACCGTGTGCGTGATTTGCTATCAATGGCCGAGGAGACGCAGGACTTCGAAACCTTCGAGCGCCGCTTGCGCGAGATGATGCGCGAGCCTGCACCAACGCAGACCTCTGACGCTATTGAGCGCGCCACGGTGGCTGCACGGCTCCTCGGTGCGGACGCGGCCCAGGATGACCGCTGACTTTTATGAACCGACGGTCTCGTTCAATCTGCCTCCCGAGCAGGCGATCGCGTTTTTCCGGGCTAAGGGACTCCGCGAAACTTTTTCCTGGGCGGATATGGTTGGCGAAGAGCA